AATATTATGACAGACATAACTAAATTTAAAAACGTCTCACTATCAAAAAAAACTTATAGTGATGTCGGTGTTTTAAGTAAAGAAATATTTGATGTGCCTTTATCGCTATCAAAGACCATTGAATACCTAGTAGAAAAAGAAATGAAGAAAGTAACAAAAGGTAAGCCCAATGGAAAAGGACAAAAAGACTAAGAAGGTAATTTGCCCAAGCTGTAATGGTAATGGTTTTATAAAAATTCCATACCGTTTAGCAAAAGAAGAACAAGTTGCTCAATGCAATATTTGTAACTCGCAAGGAGAAGTGGATGAAGATAAAATGGATAGTATTATTATTGATGCTGATGGCTTTCACCGGTTGCAGTAAATATGAATTTGATAGCTTTGATCCAGTAACAACCACTTTAAAGTGGATGACTAAACAAAAGAAAGACAACAATGACAAAAAAATTAACAATTAGTTCAGAGAATATATCACAAAAACAATGGTCTCTATTATTAATAGAGTTAAACATGATTAAAGAAGCCTGGAAACCATTTGCCAGATTAAATATCAAGACACCTGGATTTGATAAAACAGTTAAGTGGGGAAAGAAAAGACATGATGAGTCAAAAGAAGAATAATGGACCTCATCATTCTAACAGATGGAATGTACCATCTAGTTCCAGTGACAAAACAAATGATGAAAGGAATAGAATTAATGGCTGAAGTAAATTGTTTTAGTCTGTGTGACATTTTAAGAATAAAATTAAGTATATACGCCGACTACCCAATCAATGCCCACATGATGAATGATGGTAGTGGAGATTTTTTTGGATGTATATGCAAATAGAATTGAAAAGGACCGGCGTCCATATCATGCCTCGCGCTATTCCCTGTACGTCAAGCGATGACCCCGAAAGGGTAGCCTCGGAGCCTTTGCTCCTGCAGGAGTACGTGCACGGAAACTGTGGGGGTTTGTATGAATAAACCTTCAATACATATAGCAATGCCTTGCTATGACATGGTTAAAATAAATACCATGATCTCAATGTTAAAATTAATTAAAGAAATTACGAAAGCAGGAATCAGTTTTGAACTGAATACTATGAAGTCACCTTATGTGGCTTATGCTAGAAATATTTTATCTTCTAGATTCTTAATACGTAAAGAAGATTATTTATTGTTCGTTGATGCAGATTTAGAATTTGAACCCGAGTGCGTTATTAAAATGTTACTCGCACAGAAAGATATTATTTGTGCACCTTATAGAGCGAAGACTAATGATCCTACCTATATTCGTTACACTGTGAATCTTCCTGATCCCAAGAATGTGGATGTAGTCAATGGTGTTGTTGAAATATTAAACGGCCCTGCAGGGATGATGTTAATTAAAAGAAAAGTATTTGAAAAGATTATAGAAAAACATCCTGAGTTATTAATTAAACAAGATCCAGGAGTGCAAACTTTCCCTGAGGATATCAAGGTTTATAATTTTTTTCATTGTAATTTTAAAGATAATCAATGGAAAGGTTTATAATTTTTTTCATTGTAATTTTAAAGATAATCAATGGACCGGAGAAGATATGTCTTTCTGTGATCTTGCACGATCAGTTGGTTTTAAAGTGTATGCTCATATAGACTCCACTTTAATCCATCATGGTAGTTATGGTTATAAAGGAAGTTATAAAGATATATTCAAACAACAAGAGCTAGAAGCACTAGCCGACCGAAATGGGTTTTAATGACAAAAGATAGTAAAGATATGTACCATAAATTGGCTGATCATGCCTATATTGCTGGCCTTTTTGATGGTGAGGGATGTGTTCAGTATAAACAATATTTAGATACAAAACGTAAGGATAGACCGAAACGCTATAAAGTTTGGCGAATCTCTATGGAGATGTCTATGACTGATGAAATGGTTATTCGTTGGGTCCATGACATTTTAAAAGTCGGAAAGGTAAATTTAAACATTAAAAATAAATCTCCTAGTTCTAAACCGCATTGGAAAGATCAATGGCGCTGGAGGTGTAGTCACCGAGATGCTTATAAGGTTGCTAAACTTTTATGGCCATTTGCCCAGGTGAAACTACATAAGATAGAACAGATTATAGATCATTATGAACCAGAATTTAAAGATGACAATGTAGTTAGCCTGGAGGCGTATAGAAATGAATAAAACTTTTATATTTATATTTACCTTTCTAGGTTTGATGACTTTATTGTCGTTGTATATGTTGGTGGTGGTCCTGTGAAATGGAATAAATTATATCATTACCCACCGTGTACTCGGAGTACAACAGATGGGCTTCGTACCTACGATGTAGGTAAAGAAAAATTACCGAGTGTAACGACCATACTAGGTGCTACTAAGACTCAAGAAGCGCAAGACTCTATCGCCAGGTGGCAAGCGAAAGTGGGCATGGAGCAAGCGACAAGAATCAAGGATCAAGCGGCTGCGCGCGGTACTGACATGCATACGCATTTAGAAAAACATATTTTAGGAGAAGGCTATTTAGACTTACGACCGGAAGGACGAATTGCAAAGGTCATGTCGGATACGATAATTGCTAAAGGATTCAAGGACTTACAAGAAATTTGGGGAAGTGAAGTAACTCTTCATTACCCTGGTTTGTACGCCGGCGCGACAGACCTTGTNGGNGTCTATGACTATGAAGATAGTATAATAGATTTTAAACAAAGTAATAAGCCAAAACGTAAGGAGTGGATTGATGATTATTTTATGCAGTTAGGTGCTTATGCGATGGCTCATAACTATGTGTATAGAACTGAGATTACTCAAGGAGTTATTTTGATGTGTACTCCGGATAATTATTTCCAGAANTTTCAAGTTAAGGGAAAGGAATTTATTAAATATCAACATCAATTTTTAGAAAGGGTTAATAAATATTATGAACAAAAAAATAATCAAAGCAGTTAGTAGAAGGATTCTGAAAACTATGATGGCTGACGAGAAGCAATTGAGAATGTTGTTGGAGACTGAGACTGAAGGTGTTCCAGACAGACAACTAGATGGTTTAATCGTTAAGATTGAGCAACAATTGGGCCGGATTATGGTGAATCAGAACAAGCTACTATTGTTACAAGAAATTACAGAAGAGTAAGTGTGACATATATGTCACAGTCAAGGTGCCTTATTCTTGCCACAAGTGACAAGGATCAAGCGACTGGGACTTTATAAGAAGTGAGGTTTTATGCGGTTGATCACGAATCTATAGGTTTTTAAAAACATTGAAATTAGTGAAACAGCACTTTTAACTTACACGTGATCTCGTGATTTCGTGATCAGCAAGGAATACCAATGGTTCTAGAAGGTGCGACAATTTGTGCTTAAATAAGCATTGGTATAAGCCACTGATTTTATCATAGGGGCCGCGCGGAACTTTTGGATTGGCAAAAGTGGAAAAAATATTTTTGAAATGCTATAGGGGTAGAGTATGATAGGAAGAAACAAAAATTGGACTGGTCCTTCAGACTGGATCAACGAGTTTAANAANNNACACAACCCAGAAATTTTTTATGGCAAAGACAAAAAGAAAACCAAAGAGAAGAAAACCCAGAAGAAGAAAACAAGTCGTACCGAGTCAACCGAACGATATCCCATATTCAAAGTACAGGATTGAGTGGACCGATGCGTTGAGTGATTCAGGTTGGGCTGATGACAGAGAGTTTACTAAAATGAAATTAGCTAAACCAATCAATGAAGGCTGGGTATTTTCTAAAGATGATGACTCAGTAAAAATATTTGCGTCTTATGATTTAGATCCTCTAACAAAAGAGATAACCTTTGGGGACCGTACGATGATACCTACGTCGTGGGTTGTTAAGATGACTAAGATAGTATAGGTTTTGGTTTCTTATCTTTAGGTTCTTTTTTAGCTTCAGTCTTTTCCATTAATAATGCGTGATCTTCTCTGATTGTAGCTATTCGTTTATTTAATTCTTCTTCAGTTAAGTCTTCTATCTTACCAGTTCTAATAATTTTTTGTTCAATATATAATCCACCAACAGTTCCACGTGCTTTCTCTGCGTTTGTTGCTGCCGAGAATGATTTAGATTTAATAGCCTCATCTCTAATTTTAGCTAGTTCAGTTAAGTGACCACCGAATGATATGTTGTGCTTTTTGTAGTGCTCTTCTCGTAATTCTCCAATGTGTTTAACCACTAGAGGATATCGTTTAGGGTCTTGAAGTTGACTAGCTGTCACCCGAAGCGTGGAATTCTCTCCTTCATATCCTGCTTCCTTTGCGCATTCATAGGCAAATCTATGTCCTTCGTTGAACACTAATAATTCTGCGAATCTACGTTGCATTGGTGTGAGTCTAGCTGGCAGCCCTGGTTTTTTTTGTGGTATTATTTTCATATTTTTTTAGTTTTTTAATTAATATCTTATTGTGGGCTCGTATATCTTCTAATTTATGCTCTAATTCCGCTTTTTGTTTTAGTAACCTTGCGTACCAGTTAACACCTAGTTTATATCCCATACCCCATTGACAGTATATGTATAATGTCTTATAAAGTCAAATATGAAAGATGACAGAGGAAGCCTAGATTTAACAAGGCAAATTGAGGATTTAAAAAGAGAAGTGGACCACTTAAAGGCAGAATTAGCACGAGCTAAAGAGGAACATCAATATGATAATTTAGTTCATCAAAAAGAGTTGGAGTCTTTAAGAAACCCAGTTAACAAATTAAGAGATAAAGGATTAATGTAATGCTCAAAGGTAGAGATTTAATTATGATCTTCGATAGATTCGTAGGTCCAAAGAAAGGAAGTAGTGTTGCTCAAGATGCTCGAGTTCAAGTTCGAACGCCCGATGGAAAACATTATGATGTTATGAGTGTGAATTTAGTTGAAAATAAAATTTTAGGTGCTAGAGAGACACATCGAATAGTGATTTCTACACATGAAGAAGTAGCTGAAATGGGTGCGCCAAAGCTCATTGTCTAAGCATCTATTAGGGTCATTGTTTTGATAAAACCTGAAACAAAATTATGGCATGAGCTTAAAAGAATTACACCTAAAATATCGTGGACAAGAGTTGAAAATACTAGCTTACTTGGTACTCCTGATCTATTGGGGTATAATACTTCTGGGCACTTTTTTACCGTAGAATTAAAACTAATATCTCATAACAAAATTAGATTTTCTCCACACCAAATTTCATTTCATATCCAACATCCAAAGAATACTTTTATACTTGCCAAGAAGCCCAGTCAGGGCTCCTGCAAATTGTTTCCAGGTACTTGTATCTTGGC